TTAAGAACTGTATGTCTCTGAATGTAGAGAACTGTCTCTTTATCTCTGGTAGTAAACTCATATCCTCTTCTGCCATATCTATAACCACTGAGTCGTGGATTGTAAAGGCAATGTATGATTTTTTATTTTCCAACATCTTGTGAATCTTTATCATTTGTCTCAAAACAATGTCCACAGCCGTGCTCTGTATTAAGTATGAAATTGCATGAAACTTGTCCGACTCTATCGTCCTTCCGAAGGGATTAACTATCTCCGTCCCATTCCAATATTTGTTGAGTACCTGCTGCCTGTCGTAAACTCGCTCAGATAAGTAGTCGCTCGAATCTAAATTATATAACCAGGCAAAAATCCTCCTCTTTGCCTCGTCTCGTGTCGGAATGCCCTTATAGACATTAGCGACGTTCCATTCGTGGATATCAATTTGAGGCTGTTCTTTGTCGAGCAAATAAAGAAGAACTCTTAGTTCGAATGCATTGAAGTCAAGTTCAACGAACTTATCGTTATTTGGTCGAATTACCTTTCTAAATTCCTTATTTAGAGTCAGTATCGGAAAGCTATGAGGCTCTGATGTCATCCGTCCTGTTTTGGTCCCGAATATGTTGTACCTAACATACGGACTAGATCTCCTTACCGATTTGAACTTATTTCTCAAAGAAAAGCTTGCACAATCACGGGCTGCCTTGGCATAATCAAGATTTAATTTCCTGTGACTCATGGCTTGTGTGACAAAAAGCAGATCTCTCAAAAAATCATAATTCTTGGGCCGTTCATAATTTTCAAAAACATATTCACATATTTTATTTTTAGATTCGCAATACATAACTAGAAAATGTTCTGGCACTAGATCATAAAAACAATGCTGAGTAAGATCAACCCTAGCGTTCTCCATGGAGCGCAAAAAAGCACGAAGAAACGAGATCGACTCTTCATATTGTTTCCTGATCTCACTTGGGCATGAGTCGGCTAGATTTCTTTGGCAATAGAGGTAGGCATACTCCACATCCATGTCTTCCAGAAACTGCGCGGCTGTCCAAGTGCGCGTCATTGTTGCGTCTGGTGCCGCGCCTTTAACAAGGGTCTTATTGTGGTAAAGGCCTAAGCAGTTTTTCTTGTCGTCCAGGGTCTGGAACAGCATCTTTCCCTCTAGTAAAAAGTCTTTCTCGACTCAGCTACGGAATCTCTTAACAGGCCCTCGATCTCCTGTCCAGTAATTTGGCTGTTTTCCCTTTTCGCCTCCTGCCTTATCGTATAGGCATTGTACCCGCCTGTGTCATTTAAGAACCCCTTGAACTGCCTATCAATATAATCATAAGATAAGTCTAGCCCGTTTACTTTTTCATATTCTAGGGCGTTTTTCTTAATTCTCTCCAAATGTGAATCATCATATCTCTGTTTTGTTTCCCAGTTTCTCAAATCACAATAAAAATTAATTTTAAACTCACTATCATACCTATCATCAATTGTTTTAATTTTCTCTCTGCCTCTTCTCTGTACGTAGCGGTGGATCTCACCACCTCTAATCGCCTCTCTTCTGATAAACGGCTTGTAAGAAACAAACCTATTATAAAATTTAGCCATATATCTCACTAAATAATCAATATCATTAGAATAAGATAAATTATAATATTTTGTGAAGATGTTATCTAGAGTTAATCCGTATTTTAACATATATCTACTCATCTCTAGAGAGCCCAGGTTGGCACAGATTCGCCATGGTATATTTTTATCTATCATGAATCCATGTTTAAGGCAGCTCTTCATAAAAAATGAAAAATTAGGAGAATCAACAAATTTATCAATTTTATCAAAATCCTCGCTATAATCCAAAGAACTAATATCTATAAATAAGCCCGTCATGAGAGGAGACGAGAACCTGCTGGACATAAAGCCAGTGAACGTTAACGGCAACTCATCTTTTCTAAGAAAGACAAATTCAAGGAAGTAATCAACAAAGTCGCTAAAATCCTCCACCCTTTTGTGGTTTCGGAATAAAGCCCTCTGGACATCGTTCCTCACAGATGTCATGTGGGCCTCATATTCCTGAAGGGGGCTTCTGTACCCATTTATCGCAGTTATATCAAATAGAAAATCGTCATCCTTTCTAAGCTTACCAGAAGCGGCAGCCTTTTGGTAATCTCTCAAAAAGTTAGAAAAAGCCTCGGCTACAAAATCAAAAACAAAAATAGATTTACTTTGATTTCCCTCCGCAGCGACTAGGAACTCCTCCCTGGGAATTAGCGACCTATGATCCATGTCTATCCTTCCGTAATACATGTTTTCTATAAACCAGAAGTCCCTGAACAGGTCGGGGTGCCTTCTAGAGTAGGCCGGAGGTATAGCATAGTTTCTATACTGGGCTCTTTCTGTAAAAAGCCTTTTGGTGCTTGATTCAGAATTTGTTCCTTTAAAATCTCTTATTCCCATTTTGATCTCCTATTACGCGATCTGCGTCGGAACTGTCGCGGAGGCATCCACACCGCCTTGTCCGCTTCCACCCATAGGGCTAACCCCCGACTCCCTAAAGCTTCCGATAAGCTTTTGCATCGCCCCTTCCACAAAATTGCATCCCTCTATAACCTCAGTTCCCAATTTATCTTTTTCGCTAGGCACAGGGTCGAAGCCATCTCCGCTATTGTCAAAAAGTGCAGAGAGTCTGGTTTCAAAACCAGCTAAAGTAATTTTATTTTCTATGCGAGTAATAACATGGTAGCCACCGAGATTCATTATGTTAGCGTATGAGTTTTTCTTACCAGGGTCGCCAAGCTCCTCAGAACCAAGACCACGAGGATTAACATAAAGTCGCTGGCCGGGATAAAATAGGTTATTCCCAAACATATCAATGTCTGCCCTATAAACATTGGCTAATTGTAGGTCCGGATGCATGTCTCCCTCAAAAAACCTTGCCTCTCGAAGAAAAGGAATATCGGTTTTGCTAAACCTCATAGTTTTAACAAGCCCACGATCTAACCCAGGAGTTAGATGTAAGATGCCCTTATCAAAGTCACGATCATAGCGACTCCTCTTGCTTAGCTCGGCTTCCGTGTAGGGCTCTATTTGTGACGCCCTGTCGATCCCATATATAACAAAATAGTTATATTTCTCAGACATCTTCTTATTGCTAAAAGAATTAAAAATAAATTTACTTTCGTTGACCTCTTTTGTCTTCCCGCTCTTCTTTGTTACCTCTGATGTGATACTCGGCCCAAATTTGTCGAGGTCAACCCTTAGGGGGGTGGCTCCACTACTATCCCTGGCGAGCAGAAGTGGGTCAGTGCCACCAGCGCCAGGATCGGCTATTATTTGACCGGTCGCGACCTTAACAGAAGGAATAATTGTATCGGCATAACAATTCGGCCCCAAAGCTTCAAAAACCAAATCATTGACGATATCCCTCAGGAAGTACAATAAGGGATAAGAATCGTCTTGTCTAGATACCGTTTTGTCTGTCATAAAATCATTGAACAGTTCTATGGCAATCGGTATGTCAGCTAAGTTTACATTGATGAGCTTACCGTTTTCAACAGGCACAACCACCGGCCCTAAAGCAAATTTTATATTTCCATAGCTTATTTCATTATTAAAATCATCTCTAGACAAAACATTATTTACAGCAGCGTCCACAATATCGCCCAAATAAATGTAATTAACGTTACGCACCCCCGCCTCCAGTGACGCTCGGGCGGCTGCGCCTTCCGGTCGGTCAAGATCCCTGAAGAAAATCTCGTCTGGGGGGACAATCCTTTGATGCTTAAACGTTAACTTTTTTTGAGTCTCGGCATGAGTTCCTGCTCCCACTTCTGGGGTTTCCTCTGCGGAATCTTCGACATCAACCTCAGTGATACTTACGGTAGAGATATTGCCCGCTCTTAAAAGCTTAGTCGACAGGTTCTGGTACCCTTTTTGGCGTTCAATTTCGGCCCCTTTTTTGTAAATTTCTTTTAAAAACTTTATTTTTTCATCGCTGCAAGCTTCCTTTTTCTGTGCTTTTAGAGACGCTTGTTGCCTTATTGCGTCATTAACCAGTTCTCTTCTCTCCTCCCTACGAGCCCTGCTCGACGCATCTGACAAAACATCGGATCTGTTGTCCAACATAACAGTCTCAAGTCTCGCTCTAAATTTTATGACGCAACGAACGGATCCATCATCCTTAAAAACAAACTCATGGTCCTCAACGGCCAAAAACAAAGTGGCCTGGGTGTTTCTCAGGGCGCTGGCTAGCTCGGGGGAGATTATTCCTCCGCCACCAGTGGCGGCCCAACCGACAACGGCCTTTAGCTCATATGAATTGGGGTTGTATTTTCTTTTCGCAGGGTTGCCTCCCGGAGAAAGTGGCAGGGGCTGGAGCAGGAGGTCCATTATACGATACCCGCCCCAATCCAACAATTTGCCGTCAGAGTCTACGGTAACTCGTTCCCGGAATAGTTCATTAAAGTTTTGTGCAAATATACTTAAAGTTGCCTCTATATCCCTCTTCGATGTCTCGGGCTGAACACCAATAAGGTTCCAATTGAAATATTCTATTCCGATTCCGACGCCACGTTGCAACTGGCTGTTTAACATGTTCTCTAGGTCGTCCTGTGGGTCTACAAAACTATTGAACTTGAATTCTACCTCCCTGGGGTCCTTTTCCCCCTCCACATAATATTGCTTAAACAATCTTATAGTTGGAGTAAGCTGCGATAGCTCCCAGTGTCTTATTTCCAAAAAATCTAGCCCGCCCTCGGTCATTAGCAACCTATTCAGCAATGTGGAGGGGTCCTCTGTTTCAATCAAATGAATGTTTTCGTACTGGGCTGAGGCTCGATTGTCGAGAGACGCCAGTTCTTCCAAGTGAGCCAGGAGAAAACATTGATCTGCAAACTTCTGCCTAGTGGCGACACTGGTGTCGGTCGCATCCTCTTCTTTTGCTTTTTTATCTTCGTCCTTCTTCTTCTCGTTCGCCTTCTTTTTCAGTAGCTCTAAAGTCTTTTCATCGAGCCCGCAGGCGTTGGTCGAGCCACACTTTTGTACGCTTTGAGCGCTAACGTTGGGGAGATCGGCCACCGTTTTGCCACCAGAATTGCACTCCACACCCTTTGAAACCAATAAGGAGTTGAAGGCTCCTTGAGTTTCGCACCTCCAAACACCATCAACCCCAAAATCAGGAAGGACCTTGCTGGGATGAGTTTTTTCTCCGTCACCCATCTCCGAGATCATCATCCTCTGGACATCTGCCACCCTGGGGTCATAGCCAGGTGTGCCCTCGTTCTGCCCAATGCCATATCCCGTTTCGGGATCCCTAATAGGATTGTTTATAAGCTCTCCATCTCCGAATCCAATGGGTCCGTCATTTAAGTCTATATCATAATCACGCAAATCAACCTTAGGCGGAACTTGTGTAACATCCTCCTGTTCAGGTCTTGATTCAATATCTCGTGGTTCTGGGCCGCTCATAAGTTAGACTCCAAAATAACTCAGTATTCTATCTAGTGGGTGGGGTACATAGATGACATCACCATATTTTATATTTGCTTCGGTGGGCAACTTATTAAACCAAGCTATAATCCACCAATTTCTTGAATCTCCGTAATGATCGTGAGCTAATTTATAATATCTATCCCCTGTCTTCCATACGTGTGGTATTGTGTTTAACGATCCGACCTGCTCCACGCTCGGATGGTTGAGGGTGGGGGTGGCATAATGCCTAATGCTGCTCACTCCTCTCTCCTCGAACACTTCTTCGTAGAAGTCATCATCGTTTAAGTAAACTCTTCTTCCATCATACCTAGACATTATTTTTTACTCCCCAATATATCATTTTGAATCGATTGCTTTATTTCCTGCGGGGTTCCCACGCCTGCGTCTGTCGTAGTCTTCCTGACGGCGATGGACCAAGGGAAGAGGGAGGCATCCGAACCCCACACTGGTGCGCTCATTTGAGCGGCTGCTTCTCTTCCAGAGTTAACCTTATTTAGTTTGTCTTTGGATGCCAATTTCTCGCCACGAGCAGAGTCGCCACTAACGAGTTCTGCCTCTCTCTTCTCCCATCCAAGGGTGTGCTGGTGGAGAACATCAAACCCAATTGTTAATGTTATTAGTTTTGGATACAAGCGGGTGTCAGGATCAAAAAACCCATCTTTCAGTTCTGGCCTCCAGTTCAATGATTTAATCACTCCAAGGAGACCATTTGTTCTAACATCTCCGCCAGGGCCCCTAGATGCATCGTATATCAAATTGGAAAACTTAACCTTTACCAAAGGGCCCTTGGATATTGTATTCGCATTGTCCACGGCAGAATACTCTGGGTAGAGCATTCGTGCGAGCGTAGATGTCTTTATTAAGTTACTCTCAGCATCCTCTAAACTGTACGCGGGTATTTTCCATGCTAAATTCAGCGACCTCTCGGTGCCCTGATAGGTCTGAATCGGGTCAGGTCTACCAAAGACCCTAGTAGGAACCCAATTGCACCTAAAATCATCTGTGTATGTCGTCAAAAAGGCCTTAAAGTTAACCGTTGCACCCGAAAACGTCTGGTAGAACTCCAACACCTGTCCCTTGGATTCTAATTCTTTTGTTGCATCATAGTCGTATGTAATTGCCATTATGGTCTTCCTCCTGTTGGCTCGGGAAAGAGTTTCTCTACGACCCTCTCGGAGATTCCCTCAAGATACCCCTCAAATCTTGTTCCCTCGCCAACCTTTAATACAATCTCTAGCGCTTCTCTAGTGCCTCTTTCCGCTGCCGCCCCAGCAAGTATGCCCGCGTATTCAGCGCCCTCATCCCCAGCGCCCGTCAACGCCTTAAGAAGATTCTCAACAGATAACCTGGTCGGGTCTTCAAGATTAGCCCGCATAGATCTGCCCACCGATTCTAGAATTGGACCTGCTAGGGTTTCTAGATTTGTTCTCAAGGTTTCCGCATCTTCCAACGTATCGCTGAAGGCGACTTCATTAATCAATCTTAGCTGTTCCCCAAAACTTTCTAACGATAGGGCCGCCATCCCCAGAACTTCGGCCTGCTCGCCTGGCATCATGCCTTTCTTCACCTCTTCGGCCATATCCCCTGCATTTTCGGTCGCCGCTCCTATGAGGAGAGCCATCTCGTCGAAGTCAGCGTTCATGAATTTAGTAAGTTCGCTGGCATCATCTATCCCGTCGAGCATGCTAATGAATGCCTTCCTTTGGTAGTAGTCCATATCCTCAACGCTCCTGCCGGCAGCGCTAAAAGCTTGCTGTAGGAGCATCATCCTCTTTGTTGGGTCGGTCTCCCTAACAAGCTCAAGAGAGTTAAGATAGGGACCACCCAGTAGGGCGTTTAAACTTCCAACCTGCTTCGCTGCGCCCTCAAAAGTATCAAAGCTCTCAGCAATATTTACCATTTTACCCATTTCAAGGCCTGACAATTTTGCAGCAATCTGCAAGCGCTCAAAAGCATCCACACCCTCGTCCCCGAACAAAGCGAGATAGGGAGCCTGGCTTGCAAAATTGGTGACAACGTCTCCCGCGCTCATACCAATCGACTCAGCAAATGCATCAAACCCCAACATTGTTGTTTCTATCTCTTGGTTGGTTTGCCCAAAAACCTTATCTAGTTCTTGTATCGACTTAGCAGACTCAGCAACGGGAACCCCGACTTCCGCCAATATCGCTGCCAATTCAACTAAGCGCTGCTGGGTTGGGGTGATCCCTTGTAAGCCCAATTCCGTAACTGTGGAGTACATCTCCAGCAACGTGGTATTGAATTCCTCCCCGTCGACTCCAAACTGCCTTAAAGCGAATATAGAATCAAAAATTTTCCTATCAAATTCACCAGCAGCAGATGCCGCCTTGTTGAAGCTAGTCGCAGCAGTAAATTGTCGGTTTGCAAGTTCAGTGGTGGGTCTTAAGGCAACGTCGAAAGCTTTAGCAACCATCTGTACGGCCCAGGTTAGCCCTTCGGGGCCGCCGATGGTTGCGGCTAGCTTTTGGAACCCTCCTTCCAGTAGGGCAGACTCCGCTTTTAAACCGGCAATCGCGACTACAGTTTTCCCAGCAGCCCCAGGAACTGCTAGAATAGCAGCGGTTATATCTTCGGTGCGGGCATGGAGCCTCTCTAGAGCTTCGGCGGCCCCTTCACCGCCGGCCATCCAGGCACCAAAGTCCTCCACGGCCTGCTTTCTTAATTCTCTTCTTTCTTCCGGAGTTAAATCTGCCATACCAGGTGCCCCCTACACTATAAATAGTACAGCACTAAAATATAGTAATTTTTAGCGCTCACGAGGCGCGTTCTTCATTTCCATGTGTTTTAGGAGCCTCTTTACAAACCACTTTCGTATTGTAACCGGTAGGCTATGCGCCTCCATGAAGGACCAATTGCCATACTGTTTCAAAAAGAAGAACTCTTCATATACACTCTCAATGTACTCGTCAGTTAGGCCAAAAAAAGTCAGCACCCAACGGCACCTCCAGGGCCGTTGTTTTACCGCAAGAAGAGCACTCATACTCCTGCTCTAGATCAACGCTTGGGTTGATTCTTCCATACTCTCTTCTGATCGCCAAAGAATCCATCGCTGGCATTTTGTTTATAAAATCCTCTATCTCCGCACGGTTTTCTATTGAGTTTATCGACACGATAACCATCTTCAGGAGGTCAGTCAGTGTGGATTCTTGTATATTATTCTTCCTTTTGCTCTGCGTCAACTGATCTAGATACTTTTGTTCTTTAGACGTAAGAATCTTCATCTCCGCCAAAAACTTACTCTTTGGCAGTTCAAGGGTAAACGTTCCCCTCGGGGTGTACGTAACATCCTCCGGCATTCCCTTGATAGGCGGGTCTGAGAGATCAAAGGTAAGCGATCCTTCCGCCCCGCATGCAGGGCACCCAACGCTAGCCTCGTATTCTGCGCCGTAGCCAGTGACCCTCGCCGCAACAAGGATAGCATTCTTATCCCCAAGAAAGAGACTATCAATATCGACACCATCATCAACCAGAATATTCTGCAAGAACCTGTCCACAGCCGTTCCTTTGGATAGGAGTACACGAGAAGCCAGAATATCCTCGTCTCTCGCGGTCATATAATGAATTTCAATCTCCCCCTTGTTGTGAAAAGGGTGGCTCTCGGGATAAAATCTTCCCCCTGTAGGTAGCTTAACAAACTCCGTGGGAGCCGAAATGCTTAGAGCGCTGGCTATTTGTGGCATAGCCGAACCTTCTTCGGCAGGTGCTGAAACCCTGCTCTTATTATTTCTTCTTGACAAAAATCACCTCAACTATTTCTATATAACACTTCTCAAAAAGTTGTCAAGTACTTTATGCAGTCGAACCACCAGCGTGCCAGAATCTAGTCTGGGCCGGAGTGCCGAGCGGTCCAGGCTCAGCGCCAATCGCGGAGAAGAGGTCTGCCCAATCATAGCGCATTTTAACAGTCAGATCGGCAAGAGTATCGTCGCCATACTTTAGATCCCCACCATAATTCACATCAGTGATAAAGGCATTGTTAAGTCTCCAAGTCTCTACTGGCTCGCCGTCAGAATTAATCTGCTCTATAGTAACAGACTGTAGGGCGGCAACAGCACGACTCTTAGAGATTGTGGTGACATCATTTGCGTTACGAGGGGGCTGGTAGCCTGCCTCGAAAAGGATTCTTGACAGGTTGGCAGATGCGTCGGGACTCACCGGGTCAACAAGCATGATACTAACTTCGTTCCAGGTAACACTTCCGGGATAGTAAAAAGTATGGTTAAGAAACTGATGCTTCTCGGCAGCAACAGTGACCTGAGGCTTTGTCACGCTCTTCGCATACCAAGTGGCACCCTGGGGCATTGAGCCCATGGTAACCAAAAACCTAAATTTTCTTTTTGGATCCGCTAAACCTGTGGTAGTCCAAAAACCGCCAGTTGATGCCATAATTAAAGTCTCCCCTTTTCTGTTCTATTAATAAATAGTACTAAAATTGTTTTTTAGTTATCTTCTCACAAAACCCATCTTTTCTAATTCTTGAGCAAGGTCCTCTATCTCTTCTGGCTCCCACTCCTTGCCCGCGTCTGGCCTGTCTTGGTGGACGGGGTCGACGCCCTCGCTCTCCTCAACGCAGTCACCAATCTCTTCATTCCAAACCATGCCCTCAGGACACATGTTTTCCTCTTCGTCAGGCATGCCGAAAGCTTCCTTTAGGTTAACTTTCTTTGCGATCTTTTTGATCTCCTGGACAATAATTTTGTTTAGATTTTCAGTGGTTAGCTTTAAAGCCATTTTCTATTCTCCTTAGTCGTCGAACGACGCTCCTGTTTTAGTGATAACGAAGTCAATTGCGATAAACTCAATTGACCTAGCAGGCTTCAAGTAAATCTTGGCGTACAAGATGTTTCTGTCAACAAGGTCGGGAGTCGTCGTTGTCTCGTCGAGAACAACGCGGAATTCAGTAAGACCAAGCCTAGCCTGCACAGACCCAAGGAACTTGTCGGCTTCTCCCTTGAACCTAGTCCAAGTAGTCCTAACGTTCTGGTCAAAGAGGATCCCGGAAGCAATCCTAGAAATTCTCTTCTTCAAGAAGACAAGAAGTCTACGAACGTTAATCCTGTCAAGAGCCGAAGGCGTAACCTGTAGTGTCTTCTGGCCGAATATCACGATACCCTCGCTTGGGAATGAGGCAATTGGGTTGATGTTTGCCGAGTACAGGTCGTCCCTGTCCTCTCTACGCAGCCTTTCGGTTGTGGAGAGAACTGGCCAGCCTGCTGAGCCATCGCTTAAGCCACCCCTGGAGAAGCCAGCGGGCGCGAACCACAGTTCCGCTTTGGCCTCAGAACTAGCAAACGTTCCGATGGCGACAACAGACGGCGGAACCCAGAGAGCAGCACTAGAGATATTATCTCTGATCTGGACCCATGGGTAATAGGTGCAGGCATAAGAAGAATTAATTCTTCTAGCCCTAAGGGCATCGACTGCGGTTTTGACAGTCCCGAGCCTATTCACATACGACTCCGTGGTCTCTGTCTTGGGCGTGTAGACGTTCTCAATGTCGATAACGGCTAGCGC